TGTAACCTAACTTTGTTCCATTTGCTAACATATATTCGCCTCCTTAATTGTTCCAATATACGAGATCAGAATCCATGTCAATGATCCCCTCGTACCTCATCTGTTTATGTTTAAGACCTGAAGGGTCCGGCACATCCATACAGGCCGTTCGGACTAATCCGAGTGTTGCGATTTCTCTATCTACCTGCATTGCTGTTTCGGACGTACTCTTGTTATGCCAGATGTCAATGCGGTATCTGACTTTTGCTTTATCTTCTTTGTTATCTGTACGCTCAAAGACGCTGTTATCCTCCTCGGTGTACTGGATTACCGGGAATTGTGCCCAGTTTGCAGGGTAAACGTCTGTGACGTTATCTGTCACTTTGCACAGTGCGGCGTAAATCTGGTCTTTTACATTCTTCATCTATTTTCCTTTCATTTCTGCCTTGAATTCTGTTTTAAATGCGCTCAATGCTTCTTTTTCATTGTCTTTTAAGGCTGGATACATAAAAGGATAAGCAGGATTACCAGTACACTGATAAAACCGTCCCTCTGGGGTGTCTATGTAAAACCAATGGTATTTTTCTGCCACCCTCCTATCTATCTGGCTCTCGTGGATCCACCATGGGGACATCTTATAAACTGGTGAGATATCTGGAGAAATCCCGGCATGATGTTCCTGTCCCTTTTTGCCTGTACCAAACTCAATATACGGGGCATACGCTTTATTTGTGTAACATATGCCCTGTACAGTGTCGCCGTTTTGCCTTACTTCTGTGTGGATGCTCTGTCTAAGTTCTCCGGTGTCTTCATGACAATTTAAGACCGCTGCCGACCTTACTATTTCAATCGCCTGTGCTGTTGCCTGCGTAAGGTTTGTTTGTGCAAGTTCTCTTAATTTCCTGCCGAGTTCTTCCATTCCCTCTACTGCCATAGGCTTTCCACCTCCAGCGTAAGAAAACGATATGGTTTGATTGCTACGATCTTATAATCCGGTTCAGCATTTTGGCCAACGAATAAACAGATTCCATCCAACTCGGTTATCTCAGCACCATTATCCAAGATATAGTACGCCTTTCCGTTCTCGTCAGATTGAATATTATACTCTCCATCAATTTTTATATTTTGGATATATCCCAATCTCTGCCCATACTGTTGTGCCTGCACCTTGCCGGATGCCGGCCAGTATTCTCCCCGGAAAGCAGAAGGGGGACCGTATCTTTCTGAGACACAACCTTCTTTGTCCTTCTCTATGATTTTTTTGCGATGGTAATGCGTTTGCAGTCTAGTTTCCCGAAGTCTCATATGTCTTTCCTCCCACGCGGACCAGGCGATAACGGTTCAAGATGTCATAGATCTGTTTCAACGTATCATCAAAGCTATATGACTCTCCTCCCTCGCTTCTGGACTTTTCTCCTTCCGTTCCCCGCCTGTTATATGCAACCAGTGCGAGATCCCGCACTGGTTTCTTTAACTGAGGAATCATATTTTTTCTATTTGTATATGAGAGGACAGTTTCTCTTGCATCTTCCAGAAGAATTTCTAACAGGGGTTCATCTACGCATCCGGTAAGGGTTTTTAAGATTTCTACATCTTCTGGCACGCTATCCCTCCTTTAAGACATCAATGAGCTGCTGCTTGTTTAAAGAGCTCGTCCCCTCTAATCCCTTTGTCTTTGCAAGTTCTCTCAATTCCTGTACAGTAAGCTCTTCTAAGTTCTGTGTACTTTCCGAAACGTCCTTTTCTGTATCAGAAAAAACTTTTTTTGTTTCTAATTCAGAATATCCTTTGCTTGTCCACTTCTGGATATCTTGGCCTTCCGCTTCTCTTTCCACGTTTTTTCTGATCAGTCTCATTCTTCCGCCTCCTGAATACTTAAATAAATAGAATCTAGCTTATTATCCAGAATCCAGATGTCGTGGAAACGTCTGTAATCCATCTGCCATGCATTTAATTTCTGGTTTACTGTTGGGTCAAAGATACGCATGATATCCTGTTTTGTGACTGCGATTGGTGTAGTTACTGGGCAAATGAAGAAATTTAAATTCTTCGCAGATGTGCCTTTCTCGTATCCACCCTTTTCCTGTCCAGAAGTTTTTCCATCATTTAACTTAATCGTGCTATACATACGGTTTGAAGGAGTTCCGATAATTGGAACTTTATCTACGGATGGCACCTCTGTCTGAATGCCTCCCTTAGAAAATGTTGTCACTCTGATTTTATCTGAAAGCTCCAACTCTAATTCCATGATGAAATTTTCTGTTGCCTGACAGATTAACGGTCCATTGTAACCGTTTTCTCTTATTGCCTTGATTCCTTCTTTAAGCTTACGAAGAGCCGAAGTTCCTGTTTCTCCCGGTGTGTAACCTTTGCCAATCATGCCGGCTTTATTTGCCGTAAGAACTTCCGTTGCAATCTTCGAAATACGATACGCATCAATTTCGGGAATTACCTGTGTTCTTTGGAATTCTCCCATTGCTGCACCGGTAGTCGGAATAAAGTTTGCCTCGTTGATATCCATCGGATCAACCTGGAAGAGGCGGCCACGATCCTGTGTCATTTTTCTGGTTTCATACTCCAGTGTAACGGATCCGCGCTGGTATCCGGCCTCGCGGTCATAGTCTCCCATTCCTTGAATATTCATTTTGGGTATCTTAACCTCCGCTCCACCGTTATAAATGACCTGTCCGGCATTGGCATCCATCCAGCCAGTAGTTGCTTCCTGGACAGCGATCTTATCAAGCTGTGTCATAAATAAAGTTGCTGTTGCTAATGTATTAATCGCCATATATATTCACTCTCCTTTAAAAAATACCCATCATCGCATTATATACCTGCTTTTCAAGGGCATCCTGTGTGTTTGTTTCTGGTGCTTTTTTCGGAGGCTTGCCGCCTTTCAGCTTCTCATCGACTGCTTTCTCAACTGCAGTCTGGAACGCTTTTTTGACAGTTTCCATGGATTTCTTGCAGGCATCTGCATCTGTATAATTCAGTACTTCTGCAAGCTCCACCGGGAGTCCTTCGTCTGACAGGTTGTTCTTTGCTTCTGCCATGAGTTCACTTCTGGTTACCGCTGCCTCCCTGTCCGAAAGTTCCTTATCCCTTTTGTTCTGCATGTAAGTTTTCTGTTCATCTTTTGTCATTTTAGCCAGCTTTTCCGCTTCGGAAAGTTTGTCATCCGCCAGTGCCTGCCACTTCTCCTGAGCGTTTGTTACCGCCGTATTAACCGCTTTCTGAACCCGTCTGTCAAACTCTGCCTGATTCCCTTCCTGTGCCAGAAAATCATCAAATGATACTGTTCCCGTCCCAGCTCCGTTATCGTCCCCACCTTCGGTTCCACTACCGTTTCCTGGATCAGCAAAAAACTGTAATCTCATTTTCATTTTGTGTTCATGTTTAAATTCTTTCATTGTTCTTCCTTTCCGCCCAGCCAATTCACACTTGTGCCCAGACCATTCAGTTTTGAAGTTGCCCGTTTCTTTAACGTCTGACGGAAAAAGACATAAAAATAAGACGCTTCACCCTGCGTCTTTTAGGGAGATATTTGGATCACCTCCTAGTTTTTCTGTGTTTCCTTTCCTTCCTTGATAATCTCCACCATACCCTCTTTTACAAGATGTTCAGCACGTTCTTTACTTACTACTTCAAAGACTTCGTCTTTTTCTTTGATCTTGTTTAATACAACATCGTTGTATCGTTTAATAACTTTGACTTTTATTGTACTCACCTCCTTGTTGTGCCGGCGCAATTTTCGTATATTAAAAGAGAGTCTGTTTATCCAGACTCTCCTAAAATATCCATATTCATCTTACTTTTGCGTCAAGAGCTTTTATTAAC